GGTAAATTACATGACACTCCAGTTAGTTTAATGCCGTGGAGTTTTACTCAGGCGGATGGTTCGGGAGAGACAGGAAAATTTACTATTAATAGTAGAACGAATATTTCATGGACAGCTGGATTATTAGATATAGGGGGTGTATATAAATATAAAATTAGGGCTGGAACTGGAGGTGATAGCGCAACATTAGTAACAACTACTACTGGTCAAATGGATGGATTACCATATGAATACGTTATATCTTTTGATAGTGATCAAACTCCTGATGGTAATAGTACATATGAAATCGTTTTTACTCTACGAAAAGATTATATAGATGATGTAGATAAAATTAAAATGGGTTGGGCTAGAGCAGGAGAAACTGCGGATGATGATGCTCAATTAGTCTTTGATAGTTCAATTGGAGATTTCTCAATTAAAACCAAGCTTTCTGCTATCTCAGAAAATCTGGGAACAATTACTAGAGGAACAGGATATTTCGGTTCTGGTGCTGTATATAATAGTAACCTAACTGGTATTGCTCTAGGCGATTTAGCAGATACAACAGGAGGTGGGAATACTTTTTCTAATGTAACCTTGGCAGCCCAAACTTCGGGAGCATCTCAAGTATTTATATCAGGCGGTAAACTATATGCTGGTGCTGGTAATATTGCCCTACATGCAGGAGGGATTTCAATTGGTCATACGGATGATGCTGCATTACAATTTAAAGCGGCTGATCCCATGGGAAGCCGACTTTTGGAAGGAAGGGTTCTTAATACTGATGCCACTCAATTTCATTGGACAGGGTATAGTGGACTCGATGAAATAGTGTGGAACAATCTAAATTTTTCGGCTATAGCCTCTTTACAAACAAATAATTCTGATGGTTTCTTTATAAAACTTCCGGGGTCAGCAAGTGCTGCTGCCGCTGGAGACTACTTAGATGTGGCAAGCGGTTCAGGTACTATCGGCAGCCCATATCAAACAAGATTCCAAAATGCGAAGCTAATTTTTAATGGTACATCGGCTTCTATGACATCTTCATATGGAATATTTAGATATGCATACGATGGTAATAGCAATGCTAATGATACATTAGCCTTCACTTTCAATCAGCAAAGCGCAACTCCTGCTTCCAATACGGCTCAATCTGTTTTTTGGATAATGCAATCTATAAGTGACTATTTAATATTAGAACCTAATTTACCATATGGTACTACTAACTATGCTTGGATTGGAAAAAATAACCCATTAGTTGGTATGAGAAGTTATTATATCCAAGCGGGTGCTGGTAATGCGAGTGGGCCAAGTATAAGTTTTTATACTGATACTAATACAGGATTTTACTCATCAACTAGCGATACTATAAATATAGCACTTGGTGGCGTTAATAAATATCAATTTTCCACAGGTTATCTTCAACCAACTAATGATGGGATTATTGCTTCAGGTCATACTAGTTATAGATGGGATACTGTTTATTCTCAAAATGGCGTTAGTACTGTATCAGATGCAAGAGAGAAAACTGATATTCTTCCTGTTCCGTTAGGGTTAGATTTTATTAAGTCGTTAAATCCAGTATCATATAAATGGAAAGAAAAGCCAAACACCTTAACTCATTACGGTATACTTGCTCAAGAAGTTTTAGAAACGTTAAAAGATTTTGGTATAGATTCTATGCAGGATTTTAGTGTTATTACAGGTGATGAAGACACACGTTATGGTGCTAACTATACCGAATTTATACCTATTTTAATAAAAGCTATACAAGAATTATCAGATAAAATTAAAAAATTAGAGGAGGGTGAATAATGCCAGACGTAACAGTAACTTTTACAGATGCTCAATGGGCTAGAATTGTCGCAGCCAGTTCTTATATAAAACCAATAGATGAATCAGGTGATGTAGATGCTGCTTATTTAATAACGTTGTGGACAAATTTAACAGCGGATTGGGTAAAAGCCCATGAAAGTGTTCAATCTGTATCCGATTTTTAAATTAATAATTAATGAAAGCTAAAAATAAGATTAAACGTCTTAGACAGAAAAACCCCTTTATGAAGATGCCAGAGATTGCTTTTACGGTGGGGGTTAATAGACAATACGTTCATGAGGTCTTGACAAAAGCTGGATTATCAACTATAATACCATCATACCGAAGCGGAACATACTGTAAGATATGTAATAAAAATACTAAATATAAAACATTATTATGTTCTAAAGAATGTAAAATTAAATATTATAATTTAGAAGTAACGTGTTCTTTTTGTAAGAAAAGATTCTTACGTAATAAAAGAAAATTACAATACAGTTATAGAATGGGTTATCAATATATTCATTGTAGTAAAAAGTGTTACAACAAACGAAGAAATCAGGAATTAGCTTAAAATTACTTCAAAAACCCCTTGACAAAGGTATTTTTCTCATGGTATACTCTTTATACGTCTGAATTTGGGCGTATTAATAAGTATATGGAGGTAGAAAATGACACTATCACGAAGATTTGATCGAAGTTTACGTGAGTTATCTAACGTAAACGATATATTTGGGATGGATTTACTCCGTCCTTTCAGAACCTATCCTAATTATCAGGGTATAAACATAGATGTAGTAGAGACTGAAGCTGATTTTACACTAAAAGTTCCACTACCGGGATTAACGAGAGAAGATATTAGCGTATCTATTACTAATGGTACTTTAGAAATTAATGCTGAAGCTAAAACAGAAGCTTCTGATGAAACTAAGTATGTGTATAGAGGTGTTTCAACATCTAAGTTTAATAAAACACTACCTAGACTAGAGGAACAGTTCAATATTGATCCCAAAAAAATAAAAGCCACTTATATTAATGGGGTTTTGGGGATTGTAATGCCTAAAAAGAAGGTTTCAACTGTAAAAACTATTGATATTGAGATAGAATGAAGAAATTATTTAGTGTAGCCTTTGTAGTCTCAATATTACATTTGTTTGAGGACTTCTCTTTAGTATTAATTGGTAGATATACCGAAGTACATATAGGTATTGTCCTCATTGCAGTAGTTCTTTTTGGATTATTGATAGGTGCATTAGCGAGATTACGAGTAGTAAAGAAGTTTTTAGGAGAATAGCATGGAAATTAATAACGACCTTATACAACAATGGGAGCCTAAGATTCAAAAGATGCTACAAGGTACAAGTATCATTGGAATGGATCGAGATGACATCGCCCAAGAATTAAGGATCGCTATTATGAGAGCCGCCAATGGATTTGACGAGGATAAGGGAGTAGTATTTCATACGTATTTACATACAGCAATGGTAAATACTATTCGTACACTAATAACTAAAGCACAAAAGATGTTGAACCTTTCAAGTTTAGAACAGGAATTAAGTTTTAGAGATTCAGAAAATGATAATATTGGGGACGCTCTATTAATAGATGAGTCCGATACAATGATGAGCGATATAGAATTAGAAGGATTGTTTATAGCTAACAAGTTAAGTTATTCCGAACAGTCTTTCGTTAGGTTAAGATTAGAAGGAATGACAATGGAAGAGATTACTGATGATTTAGAGATGTCTGCGTATAGAGTACGAGAATCTTTAAGAGTAAAGTTTAGAGGATTAAAAGATGAGACGGCGTAAGTTAGGTCGAAAACCCGGATTATTTCGCTTGACAAAACCCACAACGTCATGTAGAATCATCAGCGTAGAAAAGGAAGACGTAGTTATTTTGGGGGAGTTCGCTTCAATCGAAGAAGCAAAAACATATCTTATAAATTTAAAAGGTATAGTGGGGCGAACTCTCCACATTATTACTACTATAGACAATAGAGCAGTTCATACTGAGAGGAGGTGATGATAATGGAAAGTTATGATTACATAGAGTCTGGATTAATATTCGGACTAAACGATATTAAAACATTACAACAATTTAAATACCAAGCAGAGGATTTTAAAACACATGGAGATGCGTATAGATTCTTAGTTCAATACTTTGATAAATATGCTGAGTTCCCAAAACCTGAAACGTTAGTAGACAATTATCCTGCGTTAGATGCTTCTGCTCAAATGTTACATTTCGATTATGCGATAGACACATTTAAAAAACAAATTTTATTTAGGCGGATTGTAAACACTTTTAACATAAATAAAGAGTTAATTCAAGAAGAACCTAAACGAGCGTTAAGTAGAATTATGGATAATTTATCAGATATTGAAGTTTTGTATGATGAGGACATTACTCATTATAATAGAAATGCTTCAAATCGTTTTGATGCTATGAAAGATAGGCAGAAACAACGACAAATGGGGGACGGTCTTATGGGTATACCTACTCCATTATCTATGATAAATCAGACAGGAGTAGGATGGATGCCGGGAGAATTAATCTCTCTGTATGCTAGACCTACTGTAGGAAAGACTTGGATGTGTATACAAGCAGCTGCAACAGCAGTATTAAAAGGATATAGAACCTTGTTAATATCTACAGAAATGCCGATAGATGCTATTAGCTTACGTATGGATGTAGTTATGGCATCTATGATGGGATATGAGTTATCACATAAAGCGTTACGAAATGGCGATTCATGTAATGAAGATGACTACCAAAGATTTCTCGATGACATAAATGAACAACAGTTGTTAATTTGTGACCATATTGAAGGTTCAGGTAGTTTTACAGTTGATGCGATTGCGGGATTAGTGAGAAAACATTCTCCTGATTTTGTAGTTGTAGACGGTGTTTACTTAGTAAGTACAGGTATGAAGAAAGCTATGTGGGAACAATCCCACGCTGTTTTCTATGGGATGAAAAATCTTTGTTTATCGACAAATACTCCCATATTTGTATCTACTCAAGCAACACGAGAAGCCGCAGCAAATATGTATGTACCACCTAGACCTGATCAAGTAGCATTTGGGGATGCATTAATAAGAGCGTCAGATGTAGTAATGGCAATGTCTCTTGTTGAAGAACAGGATGATAGACGAATTATACAGTATCAAAAGTATAGAGATGGTCAATTACCTGTTGACGCATCTATGATGATGTGGGATGTCGATAAAGGACATATAGAAGAAACAGAGTTTGTAACAGGAGATTTATTTTAAAGGAGGAAAGTATGAGTATTATGGAATGGATTACAGGAAACAACATAAATAGAGAAAATAACATTGTTGTTAAAACCGCTAAAAGTAAAGGCCCAACCGCAGAGACAGTACCACTTACTGTGGGAAATATCAAGAACGGTAAGGTCACGGACTCTAACGGTTATACTAGCGAAGTTGTTCTCTTTCTACGCAAAGGAAAGAAATAATGGATTGGGCAGGAGTTTTATTAGACATAGGAATAGACATCCCACTACAAAAATCTCAAATAATAACTCTATGCCCTTTTCATGATGATTCACGAGATTCGTGTTCTATTAATGTTGATAAGGGAGTATGGATTTGTTTCCGAGGATGTGGACAAGGATCATTACGAGGGTTCGTAAAAAGGATTCTTAATATATCATGGAAAGAAGTAGATGCTTATCTAGGAAATAAAGAAGTAGAATTAAATTTAGATATATTCGATGAGATGATGGGAGATGTAGATGATGATTATATGCCCGAAATCGAATTAGAATATAATAAGAATAGAGTTCCTAATTGGATTTTTGAACGAGGGTTTTCACCCGAAACACTAATTAGTTGGGAGTGTGGAATAGACTCATGGAGTAATTTAGTAATCCCTATTCGGGATGAAAAATCTAGGTTAGTTGGTAGTGTGTCTAGACGAATGAATGTGGAACCTAAATATCTATATTCAAAAGGATTAAAAAAATCAAGATTATTATTTGGAGGATATAAAATTGAGAAGTGTCCGTTTGTATGCATTACAGAAGGTACATTGGATGCTATGTGGTTAGAACAAAATGGTTACCCTGCGGTAGCAATATTAGGGGCGCATCTTTCTAAAGCCCAACAAGAGTTGTTAATTCAACTACCAACCGATGAATTGGTATTATGCTTGGACAATGATGAAGCAGGACAAATAGGATTAAATGCGGCTATGGCTTGCATTTCTGAACGATCTGTGGTATCATATGTTCAATTACCAAATGGGTTTAAAGATGTGCAAGAAATTAGAAACATAAATATTTTAGACGAAACAATAAACAAAAGAACATTTTTTATATAAGGAGGTCAGAAATGGCAGGAATAAGTAGAATAGTTAGTCAACGAGAAGCTTTTAGAAATCCAAACAAAGATCAGGTCGCTCATAAGGAAATCTGGTTTAAGGATGGTGATCAAGCCTTTATTACACCTGTAGCAACAGGAAACGAGGATGATGATAGATTAGATGATATCTATCTATATACATTCCGTGAAGATAATAGATGGATAAATTTATTGAAAGACGATAGTGTAGACACAAGTAGTGTGCCTGATAATGTACGTCCATCACATAAATTTGCTTTTTGGGGATTTGTACATGAAATAATTCATGCTGATAGAAGGCAGGAAGCATGGACAGAGATAGAAGGCCCCGGTGGAAGAAAGATGTATAGACAAGAAGTAAACGATTTTAAAGTAGTTGCCCTATCTTTCGGACGAAGTGATTATATTTGGAACCAGTTAGTTGATGTATATAACGATTGGGGTACTTTAGATAAGGGTGTTATTAGAGTAAAGCGAACTGGTGTAGGGATGTATGATACTTCTTATCAGATTGCGGCTACAGCACGAGATGAAGAGTTACCTACAGATAAATTACAAGAGGTTGCAGAGTTACAGACTATTCAGAGTTACTATAAAGAACGATATAGCGGTAATCCTGAACTAAGTTTAAATGGTACATCGTCTTTATATGGCGATGACGGTAAAAAGGAGGATTCATTATTTTAATATCGGGGGGCTTTGCCCCCCTTCGGAGGCAATATGATAATAGTAGATAAAGAATCATATGATAGAGAGTTAAATCATCTCTTATCTACTGATACATGGGTTGTAGATGTCGAAACAAACGGACTTAATTCATTTGGTATGAATCAAATATGTGGAGTTGGAGTAGCAACAGAAGATTCCGCATATTATTTTCCCTTTAGACATCAACAAGGAACAAATCTACAACCCAATATATTAGTAGATTTAATGAAACATATGAACGAAAGAAAAAATTTAATAGGATATAATATCAAGTTTGATTTACACTTCTTATCTCAAGACGGTTTAGATATTACAGATATGAATTTGATTGATGTATTAGTAATGGTACGTCTAACAGAACATTCAACTGTAAAAGATTTAGATTTAACATCAACTTTAAAACGTAGTTATGGAGAGGAAGCTGCTCAATATGATATAGAAACTAAAAAGTATCTTCGCAGTAATAAGTGGCATAAAGATTTTTCATTAGCCCCTGCGGATGTATTAGGAGAATATTGTATAAAGGATGTAGAGTGGACAAGACAATTATTTAATGATCGTCTTAAAAAAATAGAGCAGTCTAATCAAGTACCTATTTTCGATATGGAATGTGAATTAACTAAGATATTATTCCAAATGGAACAAAGAGGTATTCCTATAGATAGTAAATATGCTGCGGCTACAATTGAAAAGATAGATGTTCGTAAAGAAAGTGTAGCAACCAATGTTTTTACAACAGTTGGTAAAGAATTTAATTTAAGTAGTACGCAACAATTAGGTGAAATATTTAATGAGAACGGTATTTTTTCAACAGTAAATACTCCTAAAGGAAAGCAGTCATGGGGTGAAGAAGCATTAATTAGAATCAATAATCCTTTGGCAGGGCTTGTTCGACAATACAGATCATTAACAAAATTACAATCAACATATTTAGAACCTTATTTAGAAACGGATGTAATGCATACGTCATTTTGTAATTGGGGTACATTAACAGGAAGGCTCTCATCACGAGAACCCAACCTACAGAATATACCACGTAATCATTTTAAGTTGCGTGATGTTGAATTAACTGCCGATGAGCGTGAAGATACTATGAAACGTATTCATGCTATACTAGGTTCTAAAGGAACCGTACTAGATACTGAGTTATCAGACAACGTAATTGATACTTGGGGCTTTGTAGGTGACGAGTCATTTGACGAAAACGATACAGATCAGATTGCAATGAGGAGATTATTTATTTCACGAGAAAACTATTCGTTGCTTGGGTTTGATTATTCACAAATGGAAGTTAGAGTGTTTTTAAGTTATTTACAGAATGAAGAGATCGATGAGTTATTGAAAAAGTCAGACGTAGATTTTCATGGGGAAGCCGCAAAAATGGCATTCGATGTGGAAGAAGACAGTTCTGAATTTAAGTTCTATAGACAAATGGCAAAAGCTATAACCTTTGGAACTATATATGGTATTGGTAATAAGAAGTTAGCAGCACAACTAGGAACCTCACCTCGTGAGGCAGGACAATATAAAAAGAAATACTTCGCAGGCTTAAAAGGTTCAAAAGAGTTTTTTGATAAAGTTGTTCAAACTGTAGAATCACGAGGGTGGATTAAAAACAGATTTGGTAGACAATATAGATTACCGAAAGATTTAGGTTATAAGGGAGTAAATTATTTAGTTCAAGGAACTAGTGCTGACATTATGAATGAACGAATGATAGCTGTAGGTAAATACTTAGCAGATAAGAAAAGTAATCTATTATTACAGGTACATGATGAGATCATTTGTGAAATTCATCACGATGAATTAGGAACAGTACCCGAAGATATAAAAGCGATGTTACAAGTAAATAGTTTAGATATTCCACTTTATGTAGATATGGAGATTTGTAACCCTTCTTGGGCAACTAAGAAAGATTTTGTTTATACAAAACCTCAAGGGGTAGAAGATTACATAGATTGGGATTTTTAAGAAGGAGAAAACAGATGAATAATAAAACGTTTGAAGAAGAGTGTAGAGCAATCGCTATAGAGGTGTCTGAGACGCTCATAGAGAAGCATAAAGAGTATGGAGTAGATAATATACTAATTTTCAAAGAACAGGGCTTAGTCGTCCGTGTATGGGATAAAGTAAGTAGACTAAAAAATATTGTGTGGAAAGGACAATCTCCAACAATATTAGAAGACACATGGAAAGATATGGCAGGATATGCTATGATTGGAATGATGTTACAAAGAGGTACTTTTACTAATCCACTAGAAGGACAAGTCAAGGAGGAACAAAGATAATGGCAAAAGTAAGTATGCATTTAGGATTCACTTTTAGGGTAGGTGATCTATCAACGAATCAATATGGTCGAATAGACATGAATGTCGATCAAATTGATACAGAATTACCCTTAGATCAACAGTTAGAAGATTCAAAACGAACTGCTGATAACGTATGGAAATATCTGCGGGAGTCAGTAGATACTAAAATTGATGAAATGTTAAACGAATCAGGGGGTTAATATGACAGTAAAGAACGAATTAAGTAGAGCAGCGGTATTAGAAGATGTATTAGCAGAACGCCAACGACAAGATACTATGTATGGTGATCAAACACATCATTCTGATCCGTGGTGGAACATTATTGCCACCGAAGAGAATGGAGAAGTAGCACGAGCAATTTGGGAGAAGGACGATAAAAATATGTATGAAGAAATTGTTCAGGCTTGTGCCGTATATTTCGCATGGGCAGAGGCTATTCACAGGAGGAATAAGAATGAAACTAACAGCTGAAGAGGTAATTAGCGATTTACTCAAAGATAAAAATATGAATTTAATGAGAGGTGATAGTGATGAATTTTCTTTTGGAAGAATTCCTTTCAATATTCCTGCTCTTGATAATCTTACTGGTGGTGGTATCCCGAAGAAAAGGATGACGTTATTGTACGGCCCAACCAATGTCGGTAAATCGTATCTTGCATCTCAGGTCGTAGCTAACGCTCAGAAACAAGGAGGAACAGCCGCATGGATAGACACGGAATTATCGTGGGATTCAAAGTGGGTAACCAAATGTGGAATTGATGCCACAAATGTTTTAGTAGCACAACCTACTAATGGTGAAGAAGCTATGGACACAACTAGGGAATTAATGAGGGCGGGAGTAGATGTAATAGTTTTAGACAGTATTGCGGGACTTGTTCCTACAGCAGTACATGACGAAGACTTTTCATATAATCCGATGGCTTGGCAAGCACGGTTTGTTAACACCTCTCTCCCTCGTATACTCCCTAACCTAAAGAACGGTACAGCATTTATTGCTATTAACCAAGTTCGTTCTAGTATGGGGCCTGTAGCTTTAGATGCTATGCCGGGAGGATTAGCGCAATCGTTTTTCGCCCACTTCCTTTTACAGGTTCGTAGAAGCGGGTGGATTAAAGAAGGTACACAGAATGTGGGGTTTGATATGGAAGTCCGTTTACGTAAAAGTAAAGTGGGTGGAGAAAATTGGAATTCCGCAGTCGTACCATTTAGAGTAGAAGGAGGAATAGATGTAGTCGAAAGTTACATACGAGAAGGTATACAAAATAAATTAATCAGTCAAGCGGGGGCATGGTACACATATAAAGATCAAAAGGCTATGGGATTAAACGGTGTACGCAAATTATTTACTGATAAAGAAGAACTCTTTAAAGCATTACAAGATGAACTTGCCTCCTAGAGATAATACACCGCAAGAAGTTATAATTAGGAAAGTTTTAGATGAACTTGGTTTGCGTCATGATGAGCAACATTACTTTTTAAACTTCATTGTAGATTTTTGGGTAGCTGAACTAGGTATGGTTATAGAGGCTGACGGAGTTTACGGACATTTTAAAAAACGAGATATAAAAAGAGACATGGCATTAATGAGTGTCCCTCAAGTAAAACACATTTTACATATTAAGGATACCCAATATGCTCAAATAAAGGAGATAATATGGCAGGCATTAAACAGATTGGCGGACGAACCACCAAAAAACCTGTAAAACGAAAGCCTACACAAAGAGTATCAAATCAAGATAAGTGGTTGTTAAAGACTATAGATAAGGCTATAGAACATCCTCAGAGGCCCGGAGGAACAGGAGTTTTCTACCCTTCCATGTTGGGTAACCTTTGCGATAGATACCTTTATTTTGCTTATCACGGATTGTTGTTAACCCAACAAATATCTGCTCAAACACAGCGTATTTTTGATGTGGGTGGAGCATTAGAAAAGCGAATGGAAAAATATTTTACAAAAGCTGGTATTTGGTTAGCTTCAGAACAAACACTTAGAAATGAATATCCACCAGTTAGAGGAAGATATGACTTTTTACTAAGACATGAAGAGCATGAAAAAATTATATTGGAATTAAAATCAATTAATGAAAAGGGATTTAAACTTTTAAAAGCAGAACCTAAACCTGAACACCTTATTCAATTACAGATATATTTAAATATCAATGAAGTTGGAGTAGATCAGGGCATAGTGCTTTATGAAAATAAGAATGATCAAAAATTAAAAGCTTTTAAGGTTGTAAAATCAATAGATATATGGGATAATATTAAAACTAGATGTATTAAGATACAGAATATGAAGTCCAATGAAGTACCTCGCAATTGTGGGGGGGAATTTTATTGTGCTTGTAGGGAGGTAACATATGATTATGGAGAACAGGGAGACACAATGGACTCCGATGAAAGCATTAGGGAAGTCAACACAGTATCTACAGACTCTTAATGTACCAGAATTTAAAACTAATTTAGAAGATTCTGGTTTAGAGTATGGAAATTTATTAAACTGTGACAATAAACAATTAGAAGAATACTTGTTAGTTTATGGTGGCTTCAAAGCATATTTAGAAGGGCAAGTTTCAGACGCTGTAACTAAATCTAATGCTATTGAAGCAGCCTTTAATGAGGGTTATGCGACAGCAATCTATAGAATAGCAGATGAAAGAGAGACAGAAGGCAAAAAGAAATTGACACGAGAAGAGATTAGAGGGGCAGTTATGGATAGATATGATCAATTAAAAGAATTAAGACGAGAAGTAATTGAACAAGAAGCTATTCACTCCAGATTACAAGGATTATTAAATGCTTATAAAGCAGCTTATGATGCCGTTTCTCGTGTAGTTACTTTAAGAACCTACGGGGAGTTTAAATCAAATGGATAATATAGCTTATTTAGGTGTTGATTGTTCCAGTAAAGCGATACACGCTGTCTGGATAGATGAAAATGAAAATATAATTTTGCAACAGAAGTGGGGATCAAAAGAAAAAGATTTTCTGTCAAGATTCGGCAAATTTGGTGAGGATTTTTGGGCTGATATTAGTACAATAAAACATACACTAAATTCATATGGAGACTTGATAGCCCGTGTAGAGGCTCCAATATTTATTCAAAATCCGAAAGCAACTATTTCAATTGCTTCTGTAACAGGTTTAGTGTGGTTTTTAAGTAAACACTACGGTATTAAATGTGATTATGTAGATAATACTAAATGGAAAAAAGATGTTGTAGGAAAAGGAAATGCTTCCAAAAAAGAAATTAAAGAATATGCAATAGAAAAGTGGGGAGAAGTATTCCCCGAACAAGATTTTGCAGATGCGGCTTGTATAGCATTATGGGCCAAACAGGAGGAAAGAAATGGTTAATAGTTATAGAGGTAATATGGATGGGGATATACGGATTCAGTTTACAGAAAAGTATTCAGAAAAAATAGAATATGAAGATAAACTTCCTGAAGGAATGACGGAAGAAGATATACAGAAAGAGTTTGGTAAAGTGGTCTATTGTGAATATACAGACTGTTTTTGGAATAAACGAGTAAAAGACTTACAAAAAACTTGGGGAACTATAAGTGATAACCCAAATTTTGAACCTCTTTATCCAAATGAAATGGTTTGGAATGCAGTCTGTACTAGACCAAATGAAATAGTAGTACGATTTAAATCTTTTAGAGATACATCAGGAGGACGAACACATGTACCGTATTGTTATAATACGGCAAATAATGGTAAAACAGGACATAAAGATTTTGGATCATTGTTACAGGGAGATGGTACTCCGTATGGAGGATCATTAGATTCACAAGCACCTACAATTGATTACGATCCGGGAGCCTATCTCTAATGCCTAAGAAGCTACCTGAGAAGGTTAAATTGAAAGCTTTAGAGATGTATTTAACAGGAGATCATTCTGCGAAGGAGATAGCTACAACTATCTCCAAACAGTTTAAAGTTAAAGTAGCGGCTCCTACTATATATGTATGGGCAAGATCAGATGATTGGAAAGGACAAAAAGCCTTAGTAAAATCTGATGCTACTGCCGCAGTTAAAGAAAGTGAAAGTCATAGGTTCGCAAGAATGCAGACCGAACATTTAGATGAGTATGAGAGATTGAGACAGAAAGCTGTTAATGAATTATCAACATTAACTTTTGATAGGGCTTCAGACGCAGCTAAAGCTTTAGATTTAGGTATTAGAGGGGAACGAGTTGTAATGGAAGGACTAATTAACTTACAATTTGTACAAGATGTATTAAACGTATTGATCGAAGAAATACAGGATCAAGACATTATTAAAAAAGTAGCGATAAGATTAAAAACTATTGTGCAGGAACAGGAGTAATATGGCAAAATCTGAAGACGTAACTACATTTTCGCAAGCGTTTGATTTACTTGCCGATGGTTTAACTACACATGAGACAATTAAGACCGGGAGTTTTTGGGAGTTTCTTAGAGACATTTGGTCACAAGGATTCGATCATCCTGAATACTTTAGGGCTTGGCATGTTGGAGTAGTGGCTGAAGATATCGAAAGGTGTTTACAAGAAGGTTTAAATTATTGTGCTGTATTGCCACGATTCCATTTTAAATCTACAATTTTAGGTCACGCTTTTAGTATTTGGAGATTACTACAGGCTACAAGAGATATGTCTGTATTGTATTTATCTTATAGTGATGGTATGGCAAAGTATCATATTTCTGAGATAAATAAAGAAGTTAATCGTAATCCAATTTTAATGAACTGGCTGAAAAATAGATCACCAAAAGCAGACTATTCTTTTAGATATCATCTTGGGGCAAAACCTGTAGAGATTATGCATGGAGGATTGTTTTCATTCAAACGTGGAATGCACGTTAATGGGGCTTTAATTGCAGATGACGTATTACGTGATCCAGAAAATCCCCTTAATCCTGCCCAAATAAATAAAGTAGAAGATCATTTTCTTACGGAGTCTATGTTTATCCCATTAAAAGATATTCCTGTAATTGTGTTAGGAACGCCAATGATGCCGGGTGACCTCTTGACAAAGTTACAAAAAGATGATAGATTTATGACTAGAAATTTACCAGCGTTAGACCCTGCTCCAAATCGCAGAGTTTTAATGCCTGAGTTATATAGTGAAGAATGGTTATTACAACAACAAAAAGCAAGACCTAAGTCGTTTGCTTCTGAGTTTTTGTTAATCCCACACTTTTCAACCGAAGCATATTTTGAATCAGAAGACATTGAGAAATGTGAAGACACTACATTAGTAAATCATCCTGCAAGTAAGAAGTATAAAAAGTCTATTGATGAACAGTTATTTGCGGGCTTTGATGTAGGTAAAAAACGGCATCCTTCACACCTAGTTATATTTAGGCGTAGAGGAGAAGTCTTAGAACAGATTCATCAGTCATGGCTTGATGGATGGAACTATACAGATCAAGTTGAATTTCTAAATGGGATTGCAGAAAACTTTGATATAATGCGAGGATACATAGATAATACTCGTGGAGAATTAGAAGATCGTGGATTAGCACATATGTGGCGACCTATGACCTTCTCTAGGAAGAGTAAGAATACAATGGCTCAAATTTTTGAGACTTATGTAATGAATGATAGACTTAAACTATTAAAAGATGAAAGACAAAGACAACAGATATTATCTGTAAATAATGAATTGAAGGCTCCTGAGACTCCTATGGGTCATGGTGACGCATTCTTTTCAATAGCGATGGCAGCACAAGCTGCTTATGAACTAGAACAAAATATATATACTACTTTAGGAAGTGCGACAGAATGGTTAGACGCTGTCTCGCCGGGAGAAGTTCCTGAGAGAAAGCAAGAAGTTTCAATTGCTGATACCTTATATGGTAAACGTGACGATAAGTTAAACGTACAGGAAATAGACGAGAATGGCGTTCCAACATTACGTTGGACATCCGATGATGGACAGGTAACGATCTCACCACCTAATCCGCATTGTCAAGAGTTAGTATGTACAAAAGAGTTTTGGGTTCCAGAACGAAATTTATGTATTTATTGTGGACATAGAGGATAAAAGGAGGTTTACATATGACAACAACATTAGCACCACACGCAGAGGTGGTTGCAAAGAACAGGTATTATTTAAAAAATGACCGAGGAGAAACGGTTGAAGACGGAAATGCTTTATTTAAACGGGTAGCGAAAGCGATTGCTGAAGTAGAAGATCAATATCTAACGCTTCCGATTGAAAAGAAATTACTGGAAAATCAGTTCCTGACTATTATGGAACGACTTGAGTTTATTCCTAATTCCCCAACATTAATGAATGCGGGAACAAAGCAAGGTACGTTATCAGCATGTTTTGTTTTACCCTTAGAAGATAGCATGGAGGGTATTATGAAAGCCGCTTCTGACGCAGCAATGGTTCAAAAGTTCGGTGGAGGAACAGGATTTTCCTTATCGAAATTACGTCCCAAAGGAACAGCCATTAAAACAACACATGGAAAAGCTTGTGGGCCTATTGAAGTACTTAAAGTCCTATCAAGTGTTTCTTCAATGGTTACCCAAGGAGGTAAACGTGATGGAGCGAATATGGCAGTTATGTCGGTATACCATCCTGACATACTTGAGTTCATCGATTGTAAATCAACTGAAGGTGATATACACAATTTTAATATTAGTGTTGGTGTTGATCAACATTTTATGGAATGTGTAAAAAATAAACTTGTCTATAATTTAATAGACCCACATACAAATCAATTAGCAGGAAAATTAAATGCTTATGAAGTATTTCAAAAGATTTGTGAGGGCGCACATAAAAATGGAGAACCCGGAATAGTATTTTTAGATAGAGTTAATAAAGATAATAAAGTAATTAAAGAATATGGGGAAATGATTGCTACAAATCCTTGTGGGGAGCAACCATTGTTAGCAAACGAATCATGTAATTTAGGTTCTATTAACGTTGCAAAATTTTATAGTGATGCTAATAGTTATGATGCATCGGGTTTAATTACGCACGGCCCAAGTACAGAATGGACAGAAAATATAAAGTGGGATCGGTTAACAGCCGTAACTAAATTATCAGTACATTTTTTAGATAACGTAATTGATGCTAATTATTATGCGACTTCTGAAATTGAGACTATGACAAAAGCTACACGTAAAATTGGTGTAGGGATTATGGGTTTTGCTGATTTATTAATTCAATTAAAGGTTGCCTATAATTCATCTAAGGCTCAAGAAATTGCAGCAAGGCTTATAGATTATATTACTAAGGTAGCGAATGAAGAATCGCTTCGATTAGGTGTATTAAGAGGCCCTTTTCCTGCATGGGAAGAAAGTTCTTTTAATCCCATTACTGAAGTATATCGAAATGCTTGCCGTATGACTGTTGCCCCTACAGGAACTATCTCTATGTTGGCAGATTGTTCATCAGGAATTGAGCCTACTTTTGCATTAGCGTGGAAAAAACAAAATATTTTAAAGGAAGAGACAGGAATAGCCCAAACATTAGTTTATACTAATTTATATTTTACACGGGAAGCAATAAACCGTGGTTTTTATTCGGATGATCTTATGGAATATCTGGCTGAAGGCGGTAATTTACAAGATCGAGATGATGTTCCTGATGATGTAAAAGAAATTTTTATTACATCACCCGAACTAACTCCTGCTGAACATGTTTTAATGCAAGCAGCCTTTCAAGCACATGTGGATTCAGGAATATCAAAAACTATTAATATGTCAAACGAATCTACGATAGAAGATGTTTATGATACATATATGTTAGCATGGACAATGCAATGTAAAGGGATTACGGTCTATCGAGCGGGGAGTCGAGAACAAGAAATTCTAGTAAAAGGTACAAAAAGTAATAAAATAGAGGCTGAATGTTGTGAGAATCCCCAGATTATCTATGAATCAGGTTGTCATAAATGCCTTTCTTGTGATTGGAGTGCTTGTGAGATTGCATAATTTAAAGTTTTCTAGTATAATATATAGAGAACATAGTTGGTAAGGAGGTATCATATGTTTAAAAAATTTTTTAAACCCCAGTTTTCCATGCCTAAAATAGCTTTGCCAACAATTAAATTTCCGAGGTTTAAGATACCTA